TCAAGTTTTGGTATTCATCAACGATAACAATAGCATTGTCAAGTGTAGTTCCACGAAGGAACGAAGTAGACCAGAACTTGATAGTTTCTTGTGATTTGAGATTGCCGTAGAGCATTTCAAAGTCAGCATCACTAGGCATCTGGAACATGTACTTCACCATATTCTTATATGGGATTTGGTAGATGTCTGCCTTATCTTCATGGGATCCAGGGAGAAAACCGATCTCTCTGGTTGCTACAAGCGATCGTACAAGGTAAATACGCTCATAAGGTGTGGTCTCATCCAATACATCTTGAAGTGCGTTGTAGAGCGTAATAAAGGTCTTACCAGTACCAGCACAACCATAAGCAACAATGTGCTTACCATCTTTATATGACTCAAACAGAGTTTTTTGGTTTTCTGTAAGTGGTTCAATATCTACCAAATAGTCACTATTAAGAGGTTTTTTCCTCTTCATCTGCTTTGCCGTGAGTCCAACCCCGATGGGTTGCTCTGCAGATGATCTTTTTCTTCTTGCCATTAGATTTTCTTTACTCTAGAACGAGGTGCTTTTGCTGCTTTACCTAGGACATCATTCCAACCAGGATTCTTGGCGATGAGTTTATCTCGCCACTCTCCAACTTCCCCAGGTTGTGGACAAGTAGATGGATCTGACCAATCCCGTTGCCAATCGGGATTGTCTTTACACCACTGAGACCAGTCGTGAACACTCATGCTCACTTCTTTCTGCTCTCCAGTTTCTTTGTGAATAACAGGATAAGTCGCCATAGTTACAAATTCAAGATGATTTATTTAGACCCACTCCAGTGCTTCTGCCACTGTGGGAAACTGCTCTGAAAAGATTTTCTTACATGCTTCTGCGATATCCATGTGCTCTTTCTGGGTTCCATTAGCAGAACGCAGTTGAATGTAATGAATCCAAGAACGACAGGAACCAGACATATAGAGTCGGGTAGGAGTCGCCAGGGGAAGCACAAAACGAGCACACTCTTTGGCAATACCTTCATCAAGCATTGTTTGATACAATGCCATCGCGTCCCTGAAGTGATCCTGCATCAACATTTCATACTTCTGCTTGACGAAAGGATCAATGTCGTCAATAGAATTCTGACGATTCTTGGTATCTTGACGACGAAGTTCTGGGAGCGGGATCGTCTCCGAGAGTAGGGAAGAATCAGCATAGCGTTGCGAAAATTCTTGATATGTGAAAGAACGGTGCCGCAAAATTTGAGCTGCCAGACCACGAGTAGTCTCAATCTCAAGCGTCATGAACGACTGTTCAAAGACACTCCAGTGGTTGTGCTTAATACAATAACCCAACAACTTAGCATAATTGGGATTTTCCTGATTATTAGGATTGCTCACACGAGCAACATATGCCATTGTTTGCTCCGCATCAGGAGTCACACTAACCAGTTTTACACTCATTTACCAAATCCTTTCGATGTTTTCTTTTCTATTTCTGCGAGTTGCTCTTTCAACTCACGAAGTTGTGCCTTCATCTCTATGATCTTTTCTTCTGTATAGAGATGATCTTGCTTGATTAGGCGCTCAAGCAACTTGATAAGTTTTTTAGATCTACTAACCATTAGTCTGGGTATCCATCGTCGTCATCAAAGATTTCATCATAGTCGTGAAGTCCTCCTTTTACATCCTCATAGTTCAAATAACTCTGAGTATCAGAATAAACTTCTGCTTTAAGAGAATCTACAAGAAGTTCAAGATTACGGACGATGAGTTTAAGTTTTTCTTTGTCCATGAGATACGGTTCTCTCAAGCAATTATACACAAAAAAAGAGGGTTCGTCAAGAACCCTCAGATCTTAATAAGTTTTCAAACCATTCTCGCAGATGGATTCGGTAACATGACCAATAGTTACATCCCCGATATTTGAGTTGATAACATGATGGTGGTCTGTTATCTCTATCCATATCATCGTAATGATACCGATAGTATTCCATTTCACTTCCTCGTTAGAAGAAGTATTTCTCCGTATAACAAGCAAATAAAAGCAACACTAAAAAGGGTTCCGAACCCAGCTACTTGAAGTGCTTGCATGGTTCTACTTATTGTAAGTGTGACCGCGATAGCAGAATGTTCCGTGAATTTCGTCAACACCTTGCTGACACTCATACTTAACACCACGATAGGATGTCATAGCAATTTGTGCGTCGTGCAGTGCTGATGCTTTCTGGATTTGCTTTTTGATCAGAGTGAGTGTGTTCATTTGTCGTACCTGAAATACTAGGGTGAGTTTTAAGTCTCCCGTTCCTTCAGTCGTTTGCGTCCTGTGCTTCAAAACACTTAGGGTCTGTATGTTCCATCCAATGGATGTAGATATCAGCCTTTTCAAAAGGAGTGAAGAGAGTTGTCTCATCTAATCCTTGCTTCAACCATTTCAAATCTTCACAGCGAAGATAATTCTCCACTGGGACATGACTAAAAAAGATGAGTGCTAATGATAACATAGGATGAACGCTCCGTTCCGCGACTTACTTGCGTCCTATTCGCTATTCGCAAATAGCGAATGGGATGAACGTAAGGGTATTATACCCCTAATGTGAGTATTTATCAAGTAAGTTCTGTAAAATACGATACAAAACCTTACAGAGCAAAAATTTTGCCGGGAATTTTTCCCTCGCTCAGGGAAATCACTTCCTCTTTTTGGTTTTGGGTGCTTGATATCCCCAGGTCTTTGGGTTGTGCCTACCCTCTCCGTACTTTATACCTTTAAGTCCTTCACGAAACTTATCCCAGTACATATCAAACACATTTACTGCCTTTTGACTTCTGGTCAAGTCAAAACATGTAATACCATCAACTTCATAGGTTACAATCCTTGCATCATTGGGGACGTCCTTGGTACACACCTGTTCCCAAGTTCCATTTTCAACTAGGATTTCACATCCATATTTCTTTCTAGAGTTTTCCTTTTCTGCAGGTGTCCAGTTATACATAAGGTCTTCCTTTACAGGTGCCTCTTCAGACACCCTTGCCGTGTTTCTTGCCATTATAAACACTCCAATTGGTATTATATATTACGAACGATTACCCCATTGAATATCAGGGAAAGCTTCCGCAACAATTTCTTTTGTAATTTTGTACTTTTCTCCTAGTCTCTTGTCCTTAGTAAGGATAAGGATCTCTGCTTCAAGCGGATGAAGACCTTGGAGAATATTAATAAACATAGTCTCTCTACGAAGAGAACTCAACCCATCGTTACCACCTTTAACAAAGTTGTAAAAACGCTTGAACTCTTTACGAATAGAAGACTTTCCTTGATCTTGTGATCCAAGAGAGTTAGAACCCAACTCATTCATCTTGGAAACAGCATCACTAACTTTCTCTGATAGAGTGCCACTGAAAGAATTCTGCTCATCAGTTCCAGCATATGGAACATCACCAGGAGGGAGAAGACTAACTACACTCTCATCAAAGTTCCAGATCAATACAACCTTAGTGGCAGGATCATTAAACTTACGCAATGCCTCAACCTTCCTTGCTTTTGTCCTTTCTGAAGAAACTACATTCAGAATTTCATATACGAAAGGATTAGTAGGAAGGTCGGGGATTGGTTTTTGTGCTGCCTTTGGTTTGGTTGCTTTAGCAGCAGGTTTTGCCTTACTCGTCGATGTCTTCTTCGTCGTTTGTCTCGTAGTCATGATAGTTTTCAAAGTTAAATGCGATCACCTCATCTGGTATCAGGTTACCCTGACTGTCAAACATTTCGGGGTGAGGTCTTGGTACTTCCCGATAGTTCATCATGTATTCTCTTGCCACCCAACCTGCCATTACTCCCACTACAAGAAACAATACGGTTAGAAATGAACCGAATACTAAACTAACTGCTAACATTTCTTTTACCTCGGGAAACTACTTTTCTCTTCCTTGTTTTTAAGGAGAATTCGAAATAGATGGTAACTTCCCTGTTCAGAAAGCAAACCATCTTCTCAAAAATTACATGTAATGGTTGAGTTTGCTTTCTTTTACCTCCATGAAGAATAAGTTCAACCCCGCGATTAACACGGATCTTGCTTTTATTTATGTTGTTATCAGACGATTCGTTGCTCTTTGAGGAATTTGATTGTGTCAACTGATCCTCCTAGTTTCTTTTCGTCACAAATTACCTGAGGAAAAGTAGATCCTTCTCCAAATTCAGAATAGAACTCTTCCTTAGTAAAGTCCCTATCAAGAGTATAAACCACAAAGGTGCTTCCCGTCAACTCAAGAACTTGTTTTACCTTTGAGCAATAGGGACAATCTGGTTTGGAATAAACAGAAAAATTCATAAATTGATTTCGAAACATTTTTTGATAGATTATATATGGTAAATGATATAGTGTCAATATTATTCTACATTATCAAATGTTGGAAGAAGATCATTCACATTTTGTTGAATCAGAACATCATTCGAAAAATCATACGTGCAGATTCTTCTCTTACGAACCAAATCTACATCATCATATGCTACAACAATATAGTGTTCATATGTGCCAACTAGTCAGATATGCCATAATTGATTACAATTTTCAGATATTATATAAGTTTTGGTTCTGGTCCTTCAGGTTTAGGATTATTTTCTTTGACTGCGTCGATAGCAGCAATCCAAGCACCATTAGATAAATTACCAGACTTTATATCGTGGTAAAGCATATCCAACTGGTCTTTAACATGTGGATACTCTTTCTCACGAGTTCTCTCATAGAGATAGTAGTTATAAATTTCTACTTCTCTTACAATTTCGGCTTCAACTTCTTCCCAAGTGGGTGGTTCTCTACCTTCATCATCTTCCCACCCAACAAAGGTGGTATTTGATAAGTCCCAACGGGCACCTGGACGAAGTGTATTGATAGCGGTATCTACACCAGGAACTGGGTACTCGATACCCTTAAACTTTCTGTAAGCCATATAATCAAATAAGTGATATACGATGTTATTTAGATCGTAAATAAATACCGTAGTTATATCAAATACTTTGAAAATAGTAATTGTTGGTGCGGGTAATGCTGGGTGTCTTACGGCATTACATTATGCTTGGCATACAAGAAAAGATGAATCTATAGAAATAGAATTAAGATATAATCCAAACATTCCCACAGAAAAAGTAGGACAGGCAACAGTACAAGAACCACCGAAACTTCTATGGGCAGCAACAGGATTTGATTGGTACAGCAATCCAATTCATGCAACGTTTAAAACTGGAATACTGTATGAGAATTGGGGAAAGAAGCATGAAAACTGGTTCCACCCATTCTCTGCGGACCAAATGGCAATGCACTATTGTCCAAAAGAGATGCAAGATTATGTGCTAGGTTGTGGTCTATTCAAAGTCGTAGAAGATGATGTAAAAGATATATCAAACATTGATGCTGATTACATCTTTGATTGTAGGGGAAAACCAGAAGATTACGCCGAGTATGATCTTCTTAATCACCCAATCAATTCATGTATTCTCGCAAAACCAAATTGGGACACTGAGAAAGTTTCTTGGAGTCGACATGTGGCAACTCCAGATGGATGGACATTTGTAATTCCAACGGTTAAGGAGTCACCATCAAATCCATACTGCGTTGGATATTCTTATAATGACAAGATAACTTCAAAAGAAGAAGCAGAAAAGAATATGTTGGATTTGTTTGATGTAGAGATAACCAAGCATGTATCCTTTAAGAATTACATCGCTAAAAATCCAGTTATAGATGAAAGAATTATCTTGAATGGAAATAAATTCTTCTTCTTTGAACCACTAGAGTCAACATCAGTTCAAAGTTATCTTGTATGGGCTAGAAAAGTTTATGATGTAATCATTGATAAGAAAACTACCTGGCAGAAAGCAACAGAAGATATGATGAATTACTTAGATGAAACCAGAAACTTTATTCTCTGGCACTATCACTTTGGTTCTAAGTATGATACTCCTTTCTGGGACTATGCCAAGACAATAACATTCAAAGATAAAAAGTTTGGTGCAATCTTAGAGTACATAAAGACAACAAACCACCATGACATTCTACCAGAAAGTTATGGTGGTTCGACCTATGATAGTTCAAAGTATTCTCAGTGTTATCTATGGAGTCTTAAGAACTGGTATGATGGTATGACTATGCGTCAGGATCATCCTCATCAGGTGGCTCTGTTAAAATGAATTCAGCATACTCCTCTGCGGTTTTCCAAAGGATCCAAGTCTGTGTTGCTTCGTCCCAATCATATTGCCCACCATCAGTTGGATATGGTAGTGGTGGTTCCCAATCACAGGTATCCTCATTCAAAGTCCATGTATCAAAAGGTTTTGGTGGAATGAAAGCATCTCTATCTGGATCATAGGTCCCACCAATTACAGCATAATTTTTTCTTAAAGGTTGTTTTGCCGTACTTGGTTCTAAATCTTGATTAAGATATACACCTTGTCTGGTATTATAAGATGTTTGAACCCAAGTCAAATGTCCAGTATTGTTTATCAATCTTTGGATCGCGTTCTCTTCACTACGATTTCCTTCTCCATCTTCAAAAAAAGACTCATCAACAACGACAATATTTTTAACGACGTTGTTTAATCCTATTTGAGCAAAGTGTGCCATGTGATTATGAAAATTTGTTTTTTACATATTCAGTAGAAATATAAAGATTTCCACTTACTATTATTCTTTCTTTATTTATTTTATGTTGGGGCACTCTATGTTCAAGTAGAGATGGAAATATTAGAATATCCCCTTCTTTTGGGTGAAATTCAAACTCATTGAACACTAGTGGTGCAGATCCCTCTGGACAACGAACATAATATACAAAGGAATATGTTGCTGGAAAATGATGATGCGTTAAAGCATATTCATTTTCTCTGTAGATTAAACCCCATATATTACCAACCTCCCAGGAACCACGCCATAGTTCATTAAAGTTTCCATGATCATTTAAGCACGCAATAATATAGTCCATCAGTTTTTTAAATGATGGTGTTCTCATATTAAAAGAAGTCATGTAACATCTACATGAAGTGTTCTTGTTTTGAACATCTCCACTACTTCTTATATCTTTTTCTAGTTCATCATTCAATTTCTCAAAGTAGGGATATTTAAACTCATATATCCCTACTTTTTGATTTACTTCAATTAAGTGCTCCATCAACCGGAAAGATATCTAACAATAACAATTCCAGATCCACCATTACCACCACCTGAGTTTGGTCCTACGGTTCCACCGCCGCCACCACCTCTATTTGCTAGACCACTTCTTGGGGATTTACCTGGTCTTCTACCTCCACCATATCCAATTCCATTAGTCGGAACTTCTGGATCTGGTCTACCATTTCCTGGTTCTCCACCACCAGCATAACCAACAGAAGATCCAGAAATACTATAAGTTAATCCTCGACCAGAAGTGGAAGCATTCCATCCAACGGTTCCAGTTGGTCCTCCTTGTCCGGCACCACCACCACCGCCACCACCATATCCAGGTGCTCTCCATCCAGGATGTCCCCATCCAGAACCAGGAGAATTAGAACCATCGGTTCCTCCAGTGGAAGAGTTGGTTGAACCGCCGTTTTGTGGTCCAGGGTCAGCCCATCCACCACCACCACCTGAACCGCCACTCTGACCGCCGCCAGCAGATGGTCCTTGCATACCAATTCCACCACCACCGCCGCCAGGGGAGGTAATAGGACCGAATGTAGTGGTCCCTCCACCACCACCATTTGCTGAACCAGCACCACCAATGCTTACTGCATAACTTCCAACAGATACTGCAAAACTATTTGAATAATATAATCTTCCAGCACCACCTGCTCCTCCACCACCTAGTGTTCCGGGAGGAGCAGATCTATGCCCAGCACCGCCGCCACCAAGAACTAAAACTTCAACAGATCCAGCACCTGCGGAAGTAACCTGAAATGTATCTGGACCAGAAGTAAATGTATGAATTTTATATCCACCAGAAGTTGTTACTGTTCCACCAGATGCTTGTAGTGTTCCTTGGTCACCAATTGCCTGCCAAGCTGATCCAGTATAGATTTCAACATTTCCACTGGTCGTATTATAAACAACCATTCCAGTGGTAGCACTTAAGGAATTTCTCTGTGAAGTAGTTACAGAACTAATTTCAATATTATTTGAATTTAATCTGGTTGCCATATCAATTATTACCTTTAAGATTATTTATTTCTTCTTTAAGTAAATAAATTTCAGATCTAAGTTCTTTAATTGCTTCAACTAAAAGAGCAACAAAGTTTTGATACGCAACTGACTTTGGATCATCACCAAATACAAGTTCAGGAATAATATTTTCAACCTCTTGTGCAATAAATCCAAGAGAATGTTGTCCATTTTCTTTATAATCAAACTCAACACCCCTTAATTTACAAACTTTTTCAAGAGCATCTGCAATAGTTGTAATGTTAATTTTGAGTTTAATATCAGAATTGGATGTTACTGATCCAGCACAAGTTAAGTTTGTTCCATCAAAAGTTAGATTACTAGAAGTAGTTGCTACGTTAGATCCATTTTTGTAAAGAACTTGGTTTGCTGATCCAGCAACTGGTCCAGGTATGCCTTGAATACCCTGAACACCTTGAGTACCATAAGTGCCTTGAGTACCAGTGATTCCCTGAGTTCCATTAGTACCTTGAGCACCTGTAATTCCTTGAATACCCTGAGTTCCTTGAGTACCCTGAGTTCCTTGAGTACCCTGAGTTCCTTGAGTACCCTGAGTTCCTTGAGTACCCTGAGTTCCATTAGTACCCTGAGT